CGTGGCCACCAGCACCAGTCGCAATGGGAACATCGACGGCGTGCGCTGGGTGATCTTGAACACGCCCTTATCCACCAGGCCCGATTCCAGGTAGCCAATACGCAGGCCAATTTTGCCGCCCAGATCGGGCAGCCCTTCAAGCCCCTCGATATCGAGGGTCAACTTCAGTTGATCAGATACAAACCCCGCTGCGTCGGTATGCTCCCACTCCAAGAGCCTCTCGTTGAATAACGCGGCATTGGCTCCGTATAGCTCCACTACAGGTGTAAATCCGAGTGCCATGATGGCTCCTTAATCCCAGGCGGAAACCGGCCGGCTCGCAACTGGTTGCGCGTCCAATTCGGGCACCAGCACGCTGACGCCCGCCGGCAGTACCGCGCCCTGTTCGGCCAACTCCGGGTTCAAGCGCCACAACGCTTCTTCTGCGGCATCATCACTGCGCCCCAGTTCACGGTAGAGCAACAGGTTCACCGAGTCGCCGGCAATACTTCGAACCCTACGCATTGACGAACTCCTCCAGTAACAATGTCCAATTGATCACCATGGCCGTCCCGTCGTCGATCACGCTGGCTTGTTTTTCACTGATCGACTGGATGGTCCATAGCCCCCAGTTACGCCCTAACCCGTCCACCAAAGGCAACGGCGCCCGCAGGGCCTGCAGGGTGCGCAACTCATCCAGGCGCGCCATGCCATTGGCACGCGCAGCCTTGCCGCCCAATGCCAGCGTTTCGAGCCCCTGGCCGACCTGGCTGGATTTAGGTTTGCCGGCAATGATGTCGAGACTGACCCAGCCCCCGCTGCTACCACGATCAAGCGTGTCGTAGGCGAACCCACGGGACAGCCCGAAAATAAAAGTACCCAAGACCATCTGTTGTCGCATCACACAGCTCCATCGGTGAGTGCTGCGCCGCGTCGGGTCGCCAGCAGGTTGTCCATCGACAGCGGGGTAAATTGCGCTTCGATCTGTTGCACCACGAGCGCCGCCAGTTGTTGATGGCTGGCTTGCTCAGGCGCGGTGATGGTGATTTGCGGGGCGAAGTTGATTTGGCGGTTGTCGGCCTGAGGGGCGTTGAGGTTTTTGCTGACCTCCGTGGGGGATGGCAGGCGATCGCCCGTCCCCATCACTTTTTCAGCCAGCCACGCACCGACGTCACTGCCCACGAAAGTGCCCACGGCGCCACCGACTACCTTACCGATTGCGCCCCCGGCGACGCCGCCCATCACACCGCCCAACACTGTGCCGGCACCCGGAACAACCGAACCGATAACAGCTCCCGCCAGCGTGCCGACCGCTCGGCCTATCGCCATCCCGGCCACATCACCGACGACACCGCCGGCAACACCGCCGCCGATGGAGCCCACGCTAGTGCCAACCGCTTGACCCAGGTTTCCGGTCATCGCGCCTTGCGTCATCTCGACACCGGCCTGGGCCACCACCAAACCCAGGGGGACCCCTTTGGCCAGCTTGCTCACCTTCGCCGCTTTGCCAGAGATGCCAGGGCCGGAAGCAGACGGGCGATTACCGTTGTGCCCGTCATTACTCGGGGCTTTGCGCTGGCTGTCCGGCGGTGTGGTTTTATTCCCGGCTGCCGGCCCCTCTCCGAGCACTTTCCCTGCGACCTTTTCGAAAATCTTGTCCTTCACGGCACCGAAAACACCGGAAACCACCGGGATCAGCACCGCCCCCGCCAGGGTGACGGCAGCGGCAGCCTTGGGCAGGCCCTCCGCGAGCCAAGCCACGCCACTGACCAGGCCGTTCATGGCGGTCAGCTTGGCATCCACAACGGGGGCCAGCGCTGTATCAGAGGCAGTGCTCAAGCGCGTGGTACTGGCCTCGTAGGCTTGCCGACGTGCGTAAGTAGAGTCCGCACGAACCTCGGCCGAACGCAGCACCGAACCTTGGTCGCCCAGCGTCGAAGTGGCGTAGGTGGATTTTTCTGCGACCAGCGAAAAGGCCTGTTTCACGCTGTCGATCACCGGTACCAGGCTCAGAATCGTCTGGTTGCCGTCGAACAACTGCGTCGCCAGCACCGCCTGCCTTTCGGCAGGTTGCGACTTGAGCGCCTCCAGCACCGTAAGCACGGCCTGTGGGGCGTCCTGTTTCATGCCCGCCGCGAGTACTTTTGGATCAAGCTTGAGCTCTGCCCAGGCACTGCGTTGCCCTGCAGAGGCGTTGTCGCCTTTAGCCAGGACGGCGCTGATTTTTTCCAGCCCGGCACCAGCAACAACCTTGCTGTTACCTGCGCTCAACAACGCCGCCGAAAGCGCTGCAGCCTGTTCGGGACTCATGCCCGCAGCCTTCGCGGCAGCGCCCTGGAGTTGCACAACAGCGCCGATATCCGCCGATTCGGCCTTGAGCGATACCTGGGTGCCCAGCACGTTTGTTGCGTCGGCAAGGTCCAAGGCTTGTGTGCGATCAAGGTGCATTGACTCGCGCCAGCCGCCCATGATTTCGCCGGCATTTTTGACGTCGATCTTGAACGCCGTCGCCAGGATCGCAGCGTCGCGAGCGAACTGCTGCAGGTCTGCCCGGCGCCCAACGGGGTCGATATTGCCCGATGCGTCCTTGCGATCACTGCCGATACCGGAACGGGCGGCGGCATACTCGACCTTCGCGAGGTCGACGGCACTGGCACCACTGGCAGCCACCACCGGCTCGGACGCCATGGCAAGGTTGGCTTCACGCAATGCCTTGCGCTCATGCCGGGCAAACATCAACAGTTGATCAATATCGGTCATCGCGGCGTCCAGCGCCTGCGAGGGTGTGCGCTTGTCTGTAGCCGCGACGGTCTTCGTACCCTCTGCGCTCCCGGCAGTTTGAGCTTGCCGGGCGTCCATCACTTTGAGCAATGAGACGTTGAAAAGCTCCAGCGTATCGACCAACCGTACCTGCCCGTCCGCCAGATGCTTGATCTGCAAGCTGGCATCGGCCAATGCCAGGGCCAAACTCGCCGCACTCCCCGGTGCCACCTCAAGCGGGCTCGGCAGCGCTTGGGTGATAGGTTTGAGACTGGCCTGCATTCCTGTCATCTGAAGTGCGCCCTGAGTCATCACGCCGTCCTTGGCAATGGCTGACCCTGCTCCATGATTACTATCTGCCATTGCGCTCTACTCCTGTTTGACGCCAAGACGACTGATTGCGATGTCGTAGCGGCGCAATGCTTTGCCGGCTTCCCAATCGAGGATTTCCGCTTCGTTTACCGAGTAAACCAGCGGCACTACATCGAGGATCACTTCGATGTCGCGCTCCGAAAGAAGTCCGCCGGTTTGTTTAAAAAATCGTCGATGCGCTCCTGCAGCTCGGTCCAGTCGGGCACGGTCAGGCCGGCAAGATCGGGAATCATCAGGCCGGTGCAATGGGCGGTGATGAACTCGGCACGCTCTTTGTTAGTGGCTAGCTTTTTCATCACCTTGGTAGCGCGCAGGGCGGGCATTTCCAGGGGCAGTTCGGTCAGGGTTCGGCCGGCGGCTTCCAGGGGTAATAGCAGGTGGACAGGCTGGTCGTGGGTCGTCACGTCCTGTTCGTTCAGGAAGAACGAGGCCGGGCGCGTCGACATTTCGTGTACGTACTGCGCAATGCTTACGTAGTCCGGGCGCTTGAGTTGGTCGAGCTCTTTTTCCGACAGGCCGGTGGCGAGTTTCGCCAGTTCGAAGAACTGGTCGTCCTCGTCATCACCGGCCCGGGCCAGCGCGTCTTTTTGCGCGGCGTAGAACAACGGTTTGAGTTGAACCTGCTCGATCATTGCACCGGTGTCGGCGGTGATCGGGGACAGCAGGATGTGCAACGGTGGCATCCAGGCCATGGGGCAATTCCTTGTTGAACGGTATTGAAAAGTGCGAAAAATCTAAACCTGAGCATGGCCCCTGTGGGAGCTGGCTTGCCTGCGATGGCATCCACTCGATACACCAGGGATACCGAGTCGCCTGCATCGCAGGCAAGCCAGCTCCCACCTTGACCGTGCTCGCTTCAGATTGCGCCGGCCCTTAAGGCATCAGCACGGCGCGGCGGGCATCGCCAAGAATGTCGACGCCGTTGAGCACGAACTTCTGGGTGCGCACATCGATGTCGATCACCGAAATGCCATTTTCCAGACGGTTGTAGGTACGGCAGGACAGCTCCAGCGTGGTGGTGGCCTTGTCGCCCATTTTCAGCTTCGCCTCCTCCAGGGATTTGAGCTTGCCGCCCACGGTGTGGTAGGTGAAGTAGGTCTTGCCGTCCTGGTCTTGGCCGGCTTCACGCACGTTCAGCAAGATGTCGTCGCCCGTGCGCACGCCCAGGGCCAGCATGATTTCCGGGCCGGCACCTTGCAGCACCAGCTTGGCATTGAGCACCTTGCCGCTCTTGGCCATTTCCTCGGCAATAAAGCGCCCGCCGGACATGGGCTCCATGTCGAACTCGATCTTCGGCGGGGTGAACTCTTCCACGGTTGCGGACAACGGCAGGCCTTGAAGGGTGGCCGCAATGGCCTGTCTGACTCGGTTGGTAAACATTAGAGAACGTCCTCCAGGAACTGCTCGATGATTTCATCGCGGGCGTTGAGTTGATAAACCATGTGTTCGTTCGGTGCGTAGCGGCCGTAGTCGATGACGATGAACCAGGTGCCGTTTTTGTACTTCTCGACGCTGTTCAGCTCCGGGTGCAGGTACACGCTGCCGCCGGGAATGGTTTCGTCGGCCACCAGGGTTTGCAGCCAGTCGTTGATGCGCTTGACCTCCTGATCCATGAAGGACTTGGTGAGGTTCTTGGCCATGGCTTTCTGGCCGGCCTTGACCAGCTTGCGGCTGATGGCATCTTCCAGGCCGACGTAGCTGATGAACTTGCCGGTGATGGAGCGGTTACCCAGCAGCGAGAAGCCGCCGAGGATGGTGCGAGCGTAGTAGCTCACGCCGTAGCGGTTGAGCAGGTCGCCTTCGGTGGAGGTGTCGAGGATGTTGTACTCGACCACGCGGGAAACGTCCTCGGCGAAGGTCACCTGGTTACCTGGGCTTTCCCACTGCTTGACCTTGGCCAATGCGGCGATGGCCAGCGAGGATGGCGACAGGAACACGTTCTTCTTCGCGGCCTTGGAGTACACCGACGGCATGTTGTGCACCAGCAGGCAACGGTCGAAGCCCAGGTCGGCCCCGCCCAGTTCGCCGCTGTAGGTCACTTGGTCGGCAACGGACGCGTCCTTGCCATCCAGTACCACACGGGCCTTGATGCGCTTGCCGAAAGAGGCGAACTCACCAGCCACAGCCTTGGTGCCGGTAAAGCCTGGAGCGCCGATGATGGTCAGGTCTTCAGGCACGCTGCTCAGGGCCGCCAGGCCCAGCTTGCGACCGGTGACCGGGTCGTTGCCGCCGATCACATTATTGATCGTATCGGCCGGGGTGGCGCCTTCCTCGACGATGACCACATAAACCGGCACCTTCACCACTTTGAGGATCTGGTACACCGCTTGGAACAAGGTTCCCGACTCAGTGCCGGTAGGGTCCAGCAACGCCTGAGTGGTAAAGCTGTTGATGCGAAACGGCGCGTTTTTCGGGATCGACGCATGGGCATTCGGCGCAGTGCCGACCAGGCCAATGACGTTATCGCCAAGGCCACCCATGGCCTCGGGGGATTCAGTGGCATTCACAGTGATGCCGTTGTGCTCGAAGTTCAGGACTTCTGCCATGGTTATTCAGCCTTCTTGGGGGTGGAGTTGAGGACGCTGGTCAGTTCCAGGCGGCCAGCGGTGCGCAGGGCGGATGCTTCGACGTCGAGCAGTTCCAGCTCCTCACCGGCGGTAGACCAATGGCCGTTGCCGATGGGGAATGGGATGAGGACGGTGTAGGTTTGGCGGGTGGGCATGGGTGGAAATCTCCGGGTGGGAAATGCAAAAGCCCCTGCGGGGAGGGGCTTTGGGGAGGCGAAAAAAAACCGCTTTCGCGGCCAAGTTGATTATTTAAGAAAGTCTGGCTTTTCTGGCCATTCAACTGCGAAGGGGTCTCCGACATCCTGAGGGACATTCCGCAGCAATTTGCGGTATGCCGCAGCCTGGGCTCGCTGGGCGTCATTCAGCGGACTGTCCTGGACTTGACTATGATCGGTCTCGCGCAACAGCCGATCACGACGAACGCGAATAGAAGACCACTCCAAAAGCTCCAGACCTTCCTTGCTGGGAATAAGGGACGGAACGCCCTCCATAGAAATTTCGTTCATTTAAAAAACCACCGTTGGTGAAAGAGAAAGCTTCGACTTTATGTCCCCAAGTTTAATCGGCCGATAGCGGCCAACTTGCATCGTATCAATCCGTAGTGACGTTACATACACATTGGGAATCTTGACTCTACAAACAGCATTACCTGCAGCATCAGCATACATGGCCGGCTCAAACTTCCCGAAGCATGATTGATTAATGACTGCTCGCTGTGGCGAATAAACATAGCCCGCGAACGTCTCGTCCAAAACCAAAGAACTGCCATAGCTATATCCACGTATATTTAGCCAAAACATCTGGTCATCCGTATTAATAGAAAACGGCAACTTAAAATGGGCATATACATTCAACGAAGATCCAAGATCCGTAGCGACCAAGCCACCTGTCGCGCCAACGTCGTAAGGAGCCCCTGTTCCCCATATAAGTCCTTGAAAGACACTCATCAACAGTGTTCCAGGCTGACCTACCTCACCCACAACGTCCTTCAGGGCACGAAACTGATCAAACTCCGCACGCGCTTGATCCATCCGTGCATCGATGGCACCTATTTTCCCAGTTACAGCACTTGTCAGATTATTAGAGGCCTGAACCAAACTAGCAATTTGCGTTTCCGTACTCAAAGCAATTACTCCTTTAAATTATCTTTAGGTCACTCAACCACGATTCACATCTAGGCAACCTACCCCTTTAGCAATAAAAAAACTATTTCAATTCAATATCCATAACGCGAAACAGCACACCAAGATGACGGGCCATATTATCTATATTGGCAGTCGCCACTGATGCGAGCTCTTCAGCAATAAGAATATTGAAATTTTCCGACCCTACAACCACTGTCACGCTATCCGCCGGCAACGGCGAAACATCCAGCGTAAACTTCTGCAGCACCCGCGCCGCCGCCGCTTTATACGTCAGCAACTTCCCCGCCACGGAATACACCGCCAGCAAGGTCCCACTGGCGAGGTAAAAACCGAACTCGCCAATCTCATACTCACCATCGCCATCGAACAGCGCGGCCATCCTGAGTTGGCGCTCGCCCAGGTCTTCGTAATCGACGATGGCCACCCGTTGGCGCTCGTCACTCAAGGCCACTTCGCTGCCGTCGGGGTTGTAGCGGCCGGTGCCGGCGCCAACGTGGGTGATTTCGCCTTTGAGGCCCTGGTTCTTTGCCTGCAGCACTTCATCCAAACCTTTGGAGGTGAAGCGCACCAGGCGCGTGATTTCATCTGTCATGGCTGCGCCCTGAGGTCGTAATCGTTAATGGTGTAGTGCTGGGCAACCCCGGCACTGTTTAGCCGGGCAACCAGCGCCAAGTCCGGCAACGCGCCGTTCAGGTAGAACTCGCCGTCGCTTAAAGGCGCGTCGAGCACTTGCGTTAGCGCGAGCTGGCCTTCGGTTTCATGCACGATGGTAATCGTCGCCTGGTCGCGTTCACTTTTCGCTGCGTTGATACGCCGGATCAGCCGGTTGTGGTCGCCGCTGGACCAACTGCGCCCGATGATCGCCTGCACGTCGAAGGTGTAAGGCACGCCCAGCGGACGTTGCTGGTACCAGGCGCTGATATTGGGCGTGAAGCCCAATGACTCCACCGCATGACTCAGCGCCTTGGGTGTGCCGGCCTGGCGCTGGATCTGCCAGGACAAGGCCACGGTCAGGCGTTTTTCCGCCTCGCTGGCCTCGGCATCCCATTCGCTGACGCCACGGTCGGCGGCCAGGTAAGGCAGGAATTCGCTGGGGGTGTGCAGCGGGTTCATCAGTGCCGGAAACGGCGGGGTGACGCGCTCAAGCAATGTGCCGAAGCCCAGGTCCAACGCCTTTTCCAGCGGTGAGCTGTTGGCGGGCAGCAAACTCGCTTTGGGTTCACTCATAGCGTGCGCACCTCCACCTCGACGCCCGTGCAATGCGGGGCCTGGAACGCGGTGCTGACAATCGGCGCCAGCGGTTCGAGGATTTGCAGTTGCGCAGCGCCGGCACTGTGGATGGCGTAGTCGATCCAGCTGGGGTCCACCCGCCCTTCCAGGCGGTGGCAGGACTCTGCGTAATCTTGCAGCAGTTTCTGCGCCGCCACTTGGGTCAGGCCCGAGTCCGGACCGGCGTTGATCTTGGCCACCACGCGAATTTTGTAGGGTTGAATCTGCGCGCCTTGGACGCTGACCAGGTCGGTTTCGGGCCGTACATCCGGCCGTGCGAAATGTCGACGTACACCGTCAAGCAAGTCGGCAGATGGCGTGCCGTCACCCTCCCTGGAAAGCACGGTGACCATGACTTCCCCCGGTGCGGTGCGTCGGGCGTTGCCGTCCTTGATCTGGGCCGCATAGCCGTCCGGGTCGAAGGTGTAGGTGACCGTGACCACCCCCGGCGTCGCGCTCTGTACTTTCACCACTGGACGCTCGCCAAGGGTGAACACTTCACGGCGATACTGCATCCGCGAGCCTGCTGCTGGAGCGTGGGGTGCCAGGTAGTAACGCAGGCGGGCGTCGTCGTCGCTTTCCAAGGTGGGCGGCACCGGCGGGAACGCGGCCGGGTCGCCGGGGTCGAGCACTTGGCGTTCCAGGCCCATATCGGCCAGGCGCGCATCCAGGTTGCTACCGGTGGCCCACCACGCCAGCATCTGTTTGATGCGGGCGTTGTATTTGCGTTCGTGGGTTTGCAGGCGCACGCAAAAGGCTTCCAGGGCCAGGGTCAGCAGTTCGCTTTCGTTGTCGAGGCTGACCTGAAGTTTGGCCGCGCTTTGCGGCGCACGGGTGGCGACATAGTCGATGACAAACGCTTTGAATTCGGCCAGCAACGGTTCGAACTCATCGACCTTAATGATGGCCGGTTCCGCCAGTTGGTTCTGGCCGGGGATCAGCATGCTCATGTCACGACCTCGAAGGATTGTTGGCGGTTTTTCCAGGTGCCGGCAAACCGCAACAGCAGGCCGGCGTCTTGGCGAGTGGCGACGATGACCTGAGGGTCAAAGTCACCAATGCCGTTATGGATGTTGTAGAACGCTTGGGCGGCGTGGCTTTGGGCGAGGATCAAGAGGTCGTCACCGAGGTTCTGGCCGAGCAACTGCGGGATCAGCGAGCCGTACAGCGGGCGTTTTTGCCGCGTTCCAATGGGAGTGGTCAGCGCTCGGGTGGCGCGCTGCACAAATTGCAGCCAATCATCGACGGCTGCCCCGGTGTTCCTATCGATTCCGATCATGGGGTGTCCTTATCGGGGGCTGATGACGCGTCCTTGATGGTCCACCACCGGGCCGCTGAAGTGCGCGCCGCCGGCATCCAGCAACAGGCTGGTACCGCCGATTTGCAGGGTGATGCCCTGGGCGTTGAGGATCAGGCTGGCGGCGCCGACTTTGACGTCAACTTGTTCGCGGGAACCGCTGAAGCTGGTCGGACCGTTGACCCAGTTGAAGGTGTGGCTGGCGTCGTCGTAGTCGCTTTGGGTGCCGTCTTGATGGCGGCGCCGGGTCAACGTCGCAACGCTGGAGACTGGCGGAAAACGATCACTGTTGAGGCCAAACAAAGCCACGGATTGCACACCGCCTTCTCCCCCGCCGTAGTTGAGCAGCAGGCATTGTTCACCCACCGTGGGGATACGGGTTTCGGTTTGGGCACCTGCACTGGGGTTGAAAAAGCGGATCGCCGGGGTCAGCAAATCACCGTGGCTGACCTTGCAGGTGTTGCTGGCTGCATCGACCTGCTGGCAAATTCCGATCCGGCAGAAGCTTTCAGCGCGGCGGTAAAGGTCTTCGAGCTGGCTCTCCATCTCTGCCAGGCGTTCGACGATCGGTCCCAATTGCATGCGTAACAGCGCGTCGAACATGGGCTACTCCGCCAGTGGCTGGTATTGGGTTGGGTCGTCGATGTTGGAGACGTCCCAGGTACAGGCAAATAGCGGTTGGCCTGTGGGATCGTCGAGTAACGCCGGCCCCAGATAGAGGGTTTGCGTGAAGGAAACCGTCCAGGTGTCGTAGTCCGTTTCCACGGAAGTGCGCAAAGCGGGCGCAGCGACGATATTCGCTGGCAAATCGCACTGTGCCGGGGGCAGGTCCCATCGGTTATCCAGCACCAGGTCCATCAGTTGGCTGGCCAGGTCGCAGGCATCGAACGCCAATGCACCGGGAGCAACCATGGCCCTGAGTGAAATGGCCAAGACGTGGGCTTTGCGCCCCTCGCGAGAGCGAATGCCAGGGCCATTACCTTCGACCGTAACCATTACGCCATTTTTTTCAGCGTCGCCCTGGAAATCCTGGTGGCTCCCCACCTTGAGGCCCGGAAGGGCTGCATGCAGCGCCGCGCCAATGGCCTGGGGCAGTTGCGATGGCTTTTCGATAAGCGTCATTTTAGTAGCGTCCTTGCAACAATTACTGCGGGTCCTGGCGGGAGCCTTGGTTGATCCCGATGCGCTTGGCCGCCCACCGCTCGTAAAGGCCGATAGCCACGTCGGCACCGGCCATGGCGGTCAGGCAACCAATGGCGCCGGCGGTCCAGATCGACATCCCCGCGGCGTAGCACAGCATCAGGGCCGAAACCCCGCAGACCATGCACGCCCCGGAACGCAGGGCCAGGCGGCGGATCAACGACCAACCGCGGGCGCCCTCCTTGTCGGCCCGCCACATCTCGCCGGATACACCGCCGATCACTGCCAGTACGATGACCAGCCAGATAGGCATCTCCGCTAACGCTTGCTGTTCACTTGTCATGTCACGCCTCCTGGCTGAGCAATAAATAGTCCGTATTTCATTTACAAATGCTTGAGTAGGTAGGCATTCCAAAAAGCCCGGTCGCCCGGGCTTTTCAGTAATGATGTCCTCGGACTTTCGGCGCTACTGGCGCGGTACGGTCCTTTCCTCGATGTTTTTCCGACCACGATCCCTGTCTGCCGGATAACTGCTTTTGGTGCTTTACGCTGCACACCCGGGTCAGTTGCCAACCCTCTGAACCGTTAAGGCCGGTTCATCGCTGCCTGTTGTTGAAGCGTTGAAACTAAAGAGCGTCGGCATCCTTGCCGGTGTTGCCTGGCATCCCTGTCATCGCTTCGATGGCGTCCTTGCCGATGTTGCGTGCCTTCCTTGTCTTCCTTGGCAGCATCCTTGCCGCCTCCACCAGGCCTTGTTGGCTGGCTTGAGATGAAGAATATGCATGTATGCATATACAGTCAATGCACAAATGCATTTATTTTTGCTACAGGAATGCACGGATGCATTCGAAGCCTGGCGGGCTTGGGTTTTGCCGGTTTTCTATGGACGAAAAAAAACCCGCACATGGGCGGGTTTCTTCTTACGCGTGGAGGTTAGCGGGCGTACATGCCCCACCAGAAAACATGACCGAGGATGCTGATCTGCTCATCCTGGATATCCTGGAAGCTGTAGTCCTCATCGGGGTGTTCATCACGGTTGAAGCTGCGCAGGCGAATACCGGAAGGTAGGCGGTAGAGCTGTTTAACCCGCAACTGGCCGTTGTGATTGATGGCATACAGGTCACCATCCACGATATCGCCAATGCCGCTCTTGCCGGCATTCACCCCTACCGTGGCGCCGTCGCGCAATACCGGCAACATACTGTTGCCACGTACCGTCACGCATTTGGCCTGGTCGAACTGCACACCATTATGCCGCAGGCTGCGCTTGCCGAACCGCAGGCTGGCCTTCTCGCTTTCCTCGATGACGAATCTTCCTGATCCAGCAGCCAATTCAACCTCGCGCAGAAAGGGGATCGACACCTCGTCATCATTAACGGGGGTGTCGTCGTCCCACAGGCTTATGTCCTTGAGTTCCGAATGCATCGGGTCGCGCCCATCGTCGCGCACAACGCCCACTGCTGCGCGCCCGCGCAGGTAATCAGTACTTACGCGAAAATACTCGGCGATGCGCGAGATGTGTTTATCCGACGGATCAACGATCTTGCCGCTGAGGATCCGGGACAGTGTGGATTGAGGCACGCCGGTGCGCCGATGGAGCTCCGTGGGGGAGATCCGGTCGCGATCCAGCAGTTCTCTTAAGACGATAGAAACGTTGCGTTTTTGCAT